CCCGCCACCGTAACTAATGCGTCCTCGAGACCTTCCTCGTTAGCAAAAGCACCATCATCTCCATAGACAAGGTCGATCATGGCATATGCCTCTTCTCGACCAAATCCAAGTAAACGATAAGCACAATAAACCACGAATGCACAGATCTCTGTGTTTCCATCAGTTGTTGGGGCACTACCACTTCTAGTTCCAAACCCGGGATCGTATTTTATGCCATGGGAAGTAGTGGCCGTTTTAACAAAGATCCTATTAAGGTGACTTTGTAACTCAGCCCTATGTTCCTCACGACACCACCTCATATAGGTCTTCATCATTATTTCCTTTTGTAGAAACTCCGACACAGATCCATCCAGGCGCGTGTAATCAACACACAAAAATCCTTTCCCTTTGTCCGCCAGTCTTCGCAATGCACGGATTTGTCCTTTAGGGGACAATCCGGGGCCATACCAATGGATATGTTTCAAGACATTCTCTTTAAAAGCTAAAGTGAAGGAAGAAGCGAAAACAGTACTTCCGTTTTTACACGTTGTAATGTTTCTGGGACCAGTTACGGACCCATAGGCTTCAGCTTTCATAAAACTAGAAAGGCTATTCTTGTAATCCACTGATAATGTGGCTTGTTCCCGTTTAAACCGGGCTTGTTGCATTGGTCGACTTTGAGCCTTCCTCACTTCATCAACATGCTTGGGCACACCCTTGCCTGCTTTATTCTTTCCCACGACCAATTCGCGGAATTCGGCAGCCCAGACTTTGTATGTTGGGTTTGGCACGGTGTTGTTGCGTGGTCCGTCGATCCTATCACGAATAGTGGCCTGGTCGGAGTTGACACTCTTAACCGGAAACAATGCTGGTTGTGACACCAGCGGTGAGCAAACTGCTTTGCCCACGGGTTTCCCGTCTTCGCTTGCCAACTTGCCGACTGGAGCAAAACTGCTCGCCACATTCTTGGTAATCACAACGTTCGGTTTGATGCATCGCTTCATCAGGGAGAACAAAATGGGAGCATCCGTGGCATATGTTTTGATATCAGCCTGGCTTAACAGCCGCTCAATATCACCAACAAATGTCTCAGAGTCCTTATGTTCCAACCTTTTCTGCACCGCGAAAAACACCACACCTGGCAACGTCACTCCATGCCAACTCCCATTGGCAGAAACGGACACAGTGTCCGTTATCGGATCATACAACATGTTGACACCGTCCTCAGTCACGACCTTTCTCTGCATGGGTTGATGAACTCCTGCGAGATGGTTGTGAAAGGGGGCAGGCACTTTGGCTCCGGGTGTTAGAACAACGAACCGATGCATCGGGTCCCCAGGGACTAATCGTTGTTCAAGATGAAAAATAAGCAAATTGCCATCATCATCAATAACCGATGCAGTGTCTCCATCATAATCCCAAAGGGCATGTTGGTAACTTGCACCACCGGCCACCTTAAAGTGTACTTCATTGTCTTTTATCATGTAAGCATAATCCTCGGTTCTGCCCACTACATTCTGGGGCACCAGCGAATACATCAATATGGGTTTGAAGAACTTCATGTAATCAGGCAGATTAACATGATAATCAACATCACACATTATCAACGCATCGTTGGTTTCAACCTTATCATCCGAGAATTTGGTTAAAATGTCTTTTTCACCATAAAACAACCGCGATCCGCGCCCCAGGTCACGGGGGCTCTTGCTAACCATGTAGGTATCATAACCGGCTCTCACGGCCAGATCCTTCATGTAAGCATTCATAGCACTGCGATAAGCAGCCGCTGTCGGGTGAGAATGGGATTTTGTAGACACAAAAACCTTGAATTCCTCATAATCGTTAAGAAAGAGATGCCTCAAATTATTGGGGCGATAAGTTCTCTCATCCAACCACTCACTCCTTTTTCCCAATCCGGGTTCTAGCCGTAAAGTTCGAAGGAAGTTTTTAACCCTGCACCCCCAATAATCCACTCGATTACGAATCCGATTGGACCGCCGTCGAAATGAATTATTCCATCGATCAGTAGCTGCCAGGTGTGACCCTGGAAAACTCCGATCCGCGATGTAGCTGTTAGAAATCATTGTTTGAAAAGAA